TGTAGACTCCGATCAAACTATTTCTGTTAATGAGAGAGAACCTTTACATGGATTTAGAAGATTGGTCAGATAATGGCTGTATCTTTACAAATTAAATCTAATCAAAAACAAGTAAGTAAGAACTTAAAAAAATTTCAATCTGTACTTCCTAGAATTATTGATAAAGGACTTAAACAAGCTGGATTTCAATTATTAGATATTATTAGAACTAAAACACAAAAAGGTATTGATTTTAAAGATAGACCATTTGCACCTTACTCACAAGGTTATCTAAATAAATTAAACAAAGAGGGTAAATCAACAAAAGTAGATTTATTTTATACTGGTAGAATGTTAGGAAGTTTAACTCCTAATTCTACTGTTAAAAAATCTGGTAAAAATAAAGTTTCATTAGCATTTAATAATTCTCAAATGAGACAAAGAGCATTATTTAATCAAGTATTGAATGACCCTAAAAGAGAATTTTTTGGCTTTAATAATAGAACAAAAAATATTATACAAAGAACATTCAATAGATTTGTAGAAAAAGAATTAAGAAAGTTTAGAATATGAGTGTAAGAGAAAATATAGCATCTGATTTATTAACAACTATTTCTGGTATATCTAGCCCAGCAATTAAAAAAGCTACTAGACAACCATTTATATTAGACGAATTATCTGAGCAACAATACCCAGCAGTAATAGTACAAACATCTGAAGAAAATAGAGATGATGCTGAATTAGGTTCTGGTGCTAGAACTAGAACAGGTACTATTGATTTTGTAATTCTAGGTTTTGTTAAAGGTGCAGAAGTTAATATAGACACCAAAAGAAATGAATTAATAACAGCTATTGAAACTGCGATAGAAAGTGATATTACGAGAAATGGTAATGCACTTGATTCGGAAGTCATACAAGTAGAAACTGACGAGGGTAGTTTATTTCCTGTTGGTGGAATAAGAATGACGATCAGGTGTATGTACGAATATCAAGCTGGAACACCATAGGAGATAAACAATGAGTGAAAAACTATTAAACAAGATACTTAAAAAAGTAGATCAAATAGAAAAGATGCACGATAAAGAGTCTATTCTATGCGAAGAAGTCAAAGACTTAATCGAAGAAATTAAAGAAAACACTTTAGAAGATGATAGTAAATCATGGGAAGAAGAAGATTTTGATGATGAGGAATTTGACGAAGATGAAGAAGAAGATATTGACGAAGAAGACGATAAATTGTAAAAGACTTTATGGCTAAAGATATTAAATTATACAAAGGTAATTCTGAAGTTATTATTAACGAAAGTAACCTTGACCATTATTTAAGACTTGGCTATAAGCAAGAAAAAGAAACTAAATCAAAATCTAACAAGGATAAAAAGACATGGCAACACATCACGGAAAAGAAGGAGTTGTAACAGTTGGTGGAACTGAAATGGGCGAAGTTACTTCGTTCACTTTAGAAACTACTGGAGATGTTGTAGAAGATACAGCTTTAACTGATGCTACTAAATCATTTGTAGCTGGTAGAACTTCATTCTCAGGAACAATCGAAATGCACTTTGATGAAACTGATGCACAGCAAGAAACTTTAACTGCTGGTTCTTCTATCTCTTTTGTTTTATTGCCTGAGGGTAATACTGCTGGAGATGCAAGTTACACAGGTACAGGTATTATTACTGGTATGAGTATCAACAACGCAATGGACGCAATCGTTTCAAGAACTGTAACATTTCAAGGAACTGGTGCTTTAACTGTAGGAACTGTATAATCTAATTTATGTCAGTTATTGATAGAGTTAAATCTCATTTTGAAACTCTTAAAACTACAACTATTGAAGTTGAGGAGTGGAAAGACGAGAATGGAAATCCTAGTGTCTTTTATTCTGAGCCTCTTACATTAGAAGAAAGAAATTATATAATTAAAAAATCTAATAATTTTGAAGACTTAAATGCTTTAGTAGATTTAGTTATCTTGAAACTTCTTGTCAAAGATGATAAAGGAGAATTCGTAAAAGCATTTAAACCAGAAGATAAATTCACACTTAGAAAAAAATCAGATGGTAAAATTATTGATCGTATTGCCACTCAAATAACTAGAGGCGATAATTTCGAAGAAGCCGAAAAAAAGTAGATAGCGACCCTGATGTCAGGTCGCTTTTAGTTTTAGCAGATAGACTTAAAATTACAATTCAAGAAGTTCTTGATATGCCAATAGAACATTATAATCTTTGGTTAGCATACTTGAAAAAAGAACAAGATCAGTATAAAACTGAAAAGCAATTAGCAGAAGCAAAGAAATATAAAATATAATGGCTCAAAATTTAAAGATAAACATAACAGCACAAGATAAAACAAAACAAGCCTTTAATGGTATTAGAGGTGGATTAGCTTCATTAAAAAATGCTGTATTTAGTTTAAGAGGTGCTTTTGTTGGTTTGGGTGCTGGACTTGTAGTAAAATCATTCATAACTACTGGAAAAAGTATTGAAGATTTACAAGTTAGATTAAAACAATTATTTGGTAGTACACAAGAGGGTGCTAAAGCATTTGATGTAATGGCTAACTTTGCATCTAAAGTTCCTTTTTCATTAGAGCAAATTCAAGAAGCATCAGGAAACTTAGCAGTAGTCGCTGGAGATGCTAATAGACTTTCAAAAATTTTAGAAATTACTGGTAATGTTGCTTCAGTAACTGGATTAGATTTTAGAACAACAGCAGAACAAATACAAAGATCATTTAGTGCTGGTATTGCATCTGCTGACATCTTTAGAGAAAAAGGTGTTAGAGATATGTTAGGATTTTCTGCTGGTGCTACTGTATCTGCTGAAGAAACTATAAAAGCCTTTGAAAAAGTATTTGGTAGAGATGGTAGATTTGGTAAAGCAACTGATGAATTAGCAAATACATTTACTGGTACTTTATCAATGCTAGGAGATAAATTATTTAATTTTAAAAGAGGTGTTGCTGGTGCTGGTTTCTTTGATGAACTTAAAAAAGAATTTAAAGCATTAAATGAATTTATAGAACAAAACACAGCAGATTTCGAAGCTATTGGAAAAGTAATAAGTAAAGTTTTAACATTTGCAGTTAAGGCTTTTGCTGGTGCAGTAAGAGCAGTTGGTAATGCAACAGGATTTATTAGAAGACAAATAGAAGATATACAAAGATTATTAGGTTTTGAAGTACCTTTTGTTGTAGAAATTGACAAAGGTAAAAAAGTTATAAAAGAAGTAAATTTTGATTTAGTAAAACAAAAATCTTTATTCGAAAAAATATCAGATGAACTTAAAAAATTAAATGAAAGTTTTAAAATAGAAAGAGAAATAGTAGGACAAATAAGATCAGGTGTTCAAGGTGTTTCTAAATCTATTGCAGAATCTATTGTACTTGGTAAAGAATTAAATGCTACATTTAGACAATTAGCACAACAAATATTAATCAATATCATTTCTAAATCTATTGAAAGAATAGCATTACTTGGAATAGAGAAATTATTATTAAAAGATATAAACAAAGAAGAAGCTGAAAAAGACAATCTAATTAGAAAACAAAACACTAATTTAAAAAGACAAATATTTTTAAATATGCTTACTGGTGGTACAGGTGGTGGTGGAATACCTTTCATGGCTAAAGGTGGTGCAGTATCTAAAGGCCAACCAGTTGTTGTTGGAGAAAGAGGTGCTGAATTATTTATTCCTAATTCATCTGGTCAAATAACTCAATCAGCTAGAGGAACGGGTGGTGGAAGTACAACAGTTAATTTTAATATTAATACAGTAGACGCATCTGGCTTTGAAGAATTATTAGTTAGATCAAGAGGAACTATAACTCAATTAATTAATAATGCAGTTAATGAAAGAGGTAAGGAGAGTCTAATCTAATGGCTGGTGCATTTCCAATATCCTCTGCTAAAATTGAATCTTTAGGAATTAAATCAATTCAAAATACTATTATCTCTAAAACTGTATCTGGTAAGAAACTTGCTAGACAAATAGATGGCCAGAGATGGGGATTTACAGCTAGAATAATTACGGCAAAAAGAAGTGATGTTTATGGCGAACTTATGGCATTTATTGTTAAGCAAAGATCAGGTAAAGAAAACTTTACAATTATCCCACCAGAAGTCGAAGATGCTAGAGGTACAGCTAGTGGTATTCCAACTGGTACAGCAAGTGCTGGAGATACATCTATTACATTAGGTGGCACAGGAACAGGCACACTAAAAGCTGGAGATTTTATCAAATTTACAAACCATGATAAAGTTTATATGGTCGTTGCAGATCAATCAGATATTTCAACAGGCTCACTTATTATTGAGCCACCTTTAACAACAGCAGTTTCTTCATCAGATATAACTTATGATAATGTACCATTTACAGTACATCTAACTAACGATATTCAAGAGTTTGGTGTTGTTGGTGCAGATAAAGATGGTAATGCTTTATATCAATTTGAATTTGATGTAGAAGAATCTCTTTAATGAAAAAATCTAAAGGAATATAAGAAACCTAATAGCAAATTTGAATATACTATGTTAAAAGGAACAGAAAGTGTAACTCAAACTAATTACGAAGAATATGACGAGAAACCTAACAACAGCGATAAAGAACGCATTAGCAACAAATGATATTCGACCAGTACACCTTCTCACTATTGGGTTCAGTACTCCTGTTAATTTTACTGATTGTTCCTTTTCGCTAACATCATCAATATCAGGTTCATCAGTTACTTATAATCCATCAGATTTTGTTATAGGAGTTTCAGAATTTACAGAAGAAATAGATGTTACTAAATCAAGTATTACAATATCTTTATCTGGTGCAGATCAAACATTTATATCAACAGTATTAAACGAAAATGTAACTAATGATGAAGTAAGTATTTATAGAGGTTTATTAGATACTTCTAATAGTCTTATTGCTGATCCTTTTTTACTTTACAAAGGTAATATTGAAAATTTTGCAATTAATGAATCAACTAAAGCTAGTACAGTTAATTTAACTGTTGTTTCGCATTGGGCAGATTTTGAAAAGAAGAATGGTCGTAAAACAAACAATACATCACAACAAAGATTTTTTAATACAGATGTAGGTATGGACTTTGCATCACAAACTGTTTTAGATATTAGATGGGGTAGAGATTAATGTTTAAATGGTTTGAAAAGCTATTAATCAAAAGTGCAAAAAAAATACTTAATAAATATGCACCTAAAGGAGAGTTTTTAGCATACATAAACAAAAAAGAAGAAAAACTGTTAAAACAACATGGTGGTGCAGGACTTCCTGTAAAGAAAACAGGTATTAAATCTTTCTTTGGTGGTTTTGGTGGTTTTATAAGTTCAGCATTTAATTTTTTTGCTAATCTTAATCCTGTAGTTAAATTAATTGCAACTGTAGCCATTGCTTGGGTATTTAGACCTAAAACACCAGAAATACCTGATTTTGGAACAAATGAATTTGATGATTTTGAAAAAGGTGTTTTATTAAACAAACAATCTAATGATGCAAATATACCTGTAGTATATGGAACAAGATTACTAGGTGGAACCAGAGTTTTTGTAGAAACATCAGGAGATGATAATACCTATCTTTATGTTGCTTTAGTTTTATCAGAAGGAGAAATAAATAATATTACAGCAATAAAAGTAGATGACAAAGAAGTTACATTTGATGGTAGTTTTGCAGATAATACTCAAATAGATGTAGATAGTTCAGATGCTAATTTTTATAAAGATGGAGAAAGTTTAATAAGATTAGAACCACATTATGGAAGTGATGGTCAATCAGCATCAAGTTTATTATCTACATTATCATCATGGGGAACTAATCATAAATTAAGTGGTTTATCATATCTTGCAGTTCGTTTTAAATGGAATCAAGATGTATTTACTTCTATTCCTAAAATTCAAGCAGTAGTACAAGGTAAAAAAGTTAGAACTTATAATGCTAGTTTAGAAGAACAAACAGCTAGTTTTACTTCTAATCCTTCTTGGTGTTTATTAGATTATTTAACTAATGAAAGATATGGTAAAGGTTTATCAATTAATGAAATAGATTTACAAAGTTTTTATGATGCTTCATTAATTTGTAATACACAAGTAACACCATATTCTGGTGCAAGTGATATTAATTTATTTGAATCAAATGCTGTACTAGATACTTCTAAAAAAATACTTGAAAATGTTAGAGAATTATTAAAAGGTTGTAGAGGTTATTTACCATACACTCAAGGTACATATAAATTAGTTATAGAAACAACAGGTACAGCTTCTATCACTTTAACTGAAGATGATATTATAGGTGGATATACTTTGTCTAGTCCTAGTAAGAATGAAAAATATAATAGAGTTATTTGTTCTTTTGTTAATCCAGAA